TAAAGAAACCGTTTGTGATGCGTAGGACGATTCCCTAACTCTTTCTGCATGTCAGTCCACATCTGCCGATGCAGCTTTATTGCTTCTTCTCTTGTTAAGTCCATCTTTTAACACCTCTCAGGCAATGCAAGAATCTCGCTGATAGGGCTTTTCCGCCAATCGACACCAGGCTCACACAGCTTTTCGCAGGCATTGTCGTATATTCCGTCGTGGCCCCAATCAATAGGACAGCGTTTACAGGAATCCATGTCTTTGCGCTTGACGTATTCGCACAGAAAGCAGTCATACCTTACACGCTTATACGGAAACTTCTCGTTTACCCACTTTTCTTTGAAGTCAAGTCGCTGGTAAATATTAGGATTATCTCCTAATTCGTTCCGCATGTCTGACCACATCATGCGGAACAGCGTCAGCGCATCCTCTCTCGTTAAATCCATTTCCTCTCCTATCTGATAACGTAAATCACGGTCCCGCGACCGCAATGTTTATATATCCAGTCAGCCATCTTGTTTTCAGTGCGGATGCAGGCGGGGGAGTTATGGGCACCCAGCTTTCCGCCAAGCAGATAAGCTCTGTCGTATCTGTATCTGGCATACATGTGGTAGGTTAGCGAATGTATCCCCCAACCTTGCCATGTCATCGAACAGGACCAGTACTGCCATTTTTTACCTTCACGATTGGTATAAACCAGTCTGTCCGACTTCCACCCGATTTTGTGACTTCCGGCAGGCGTTTTGGTGGTCTTTGTGCCGGGGATATTTGCCGCTGACGAACACGGCGCAGCTTTTACCAGCTTTCTCTTTCCTTTCTTGCCCTGATAGACAAACAAGCACATGTGCCCATATCTCAGGTCCGCCATAATCAGGTATTTAGTATCACTGGAAACTGTCTGAGCTTTTCTCTTTACATCCGCCGCAGGTGTTTTGGAATACTTTCCATGCTTGAAAATCAAGTTAAGTTCTACACCATGGTCATCATAGACACGGTATTTCTTCTCGTTCTCGGCCTTTTCAATCTCGACCTGCTCTTTTGTTTTCTGCTTTTTGCCCCGTTTTGCGTTATCAGCATGAACGGGAGTTACGATCATCGAGCACGCCAAAAGAATTAACAAAAGTCTTTTCATATAGCCTCCGTTGTTATAATCTGTATTCTTTGTTGTACTCATCAGGCAAGCTCCTCGATGCAGACAAGAATATATGGTTCGGACCCGTAAACAAATTCATGCGTTGTGTTCTTGACATACGCTGGGTTGTCGTCAGGTATCGTCCCCACCTTAACAAGAGCATCTTCTATAACCTTGTCTGCGAAGGCAAACACATTCATTACGTCACGTTTCCGACCTTTGATCGGTTCGCAAAACTGGTAATGCAGAATTACAGGCTTTTCCGTTTTCCATCGTCCAAGTGTGGTCTGAATCGCATTGATCGCCACCATCATCATTTCCTGTTTCATTCTGTTTCCAGCCTTTGGGTGTCGGCCCAACTGCGCAATGTATTCGTTAAGCCCTGGAAACGTATGTGTTTTGTAGTATGCTCCTTTGATATAGAACGCTTGTTTTATATCCCCTCCTTTCATTCAACTGCCATTATTAGGCGTTTTCATTCGCGCCCTACAAAATACACACGCAGAAAGCAAAACTCTTTGTATGGGCCTGTATCGGCGGTTATTTCATACGTTGTGCTATTGCTTACCACATGTTGTATTATCTGGGCAAAAAAATAATCCTTTATCGCTTCTTGCGACAAGGATAGTTTATCAATGTTTATATAAAATGTCAACTGCGTTGTACATTTATTATCAAATTAAAGGGATTTATTTTTATCCCTTCAATTTGCGCTAAGCCCTACTACACCAATTTCCAAAAATTTACTACACCATTTACTACACCAAATCGGCATGAATCAGCGTGAAAACACGTGATATTGCATGATTATCGTCACAACCTGTCACCCTGTAAAAGTACCAGAAAACCGCGGATTTATCACAATTCCTCGGATATTGTACTTATATCATAAGGGGTTAATTGATAAACGTAATAAGTTTATCATTTGCAAATCATTGGTTTCTGAAAGCACGTATTTACGCCATTCCCGGCTTGTTGCTACACCAATCGCAGGTTCTTACTACACCAATACTGTACCAAATCAGGCGGGAAATTCAATGATTTTGTTCTGCACAATCTTTTCAATATCCGTCTTTGCTCTGTCCTCTGTAACGTGGGTATACAGGTCCATAGTCATCTTTAATGTAGCATGCCCAAGGTATTCCTGTACTACTTTCGGTTCCACACCTGCATCAAAGAGCCGTGTAGCAAAGGTATGTCTAAACCGATGCCCGCTAAAATTCTGGAATTGATCATCGGCCGGGAGCAGTAAATTCATATCACGTATTACCGCATGTATCCCCTGGTTAAATATCTGAGCATTAAGAGGTGTATTAAATTTAGTAGTGAACAGATAATCATTCTGTTCCTTCGGTGATTTGCTTGACACAATCTTTTTGAGTTCCAACTGCTTTATCAGGTATGTCCGGCACTCTGAATTGATCGGTACATCACGATTGCTCTGCGGTGTTTTTGGCGGTTCAATATGAAACTCTTTTCTGTTATCATCGAGGTACTTCTGATAAACAAGCGTCTTTCGCACCTTAATAACCCCTCGTTCAAAATCAATATCATTCCTTGTCAGCGCGAATAATTCTCCGGGCCGAAGTCCTGTATTGACCGCAACTCTGAAGGCGTTTTCGTAGAACGTACCCTTACACGCTTCAAAGAACTTTTCCTGTTCACAGATGGTCAATGACCGCGCTTTGATATTTCTGTCAGCAAGCAACCTGATTCCGGAAACGGGGTTCTTGAAAACCAGGCCATCCTCTAACGCTCTTTGCATCATATCCCGCATAATGATTTTGATCTTGTTTTGTCTCTCATATTTGTAACCGTGTTCCGCAGCAATATTGATCAATTCCTGGACGTGGCTCTTATTAATGTCCTTTATCTGCATGAACCCCAAATATGGGCCGATTGATTTGCGGTAGACAATCGCGTATTGCGATATGGAATCACCGCGGACAGAAGGCTTTTTATAAATCTCCATCCACCGTTCGTACCATTTGTCCAGTGTAAGGTTCTCTTTTACAGATTTACCGTATTCCGCGTCCGCCTGCAGTTGTTTCAAATCTCTTTTCAGTTGTGCCAGTGACTTGTTATAAATTGCTTTACGTTTGCCGTACATGTCAGTGTATCTGCCCATATAAATACCGTCCTTTCTCTGGCAGATACCACTTCCAATCTCCTTTCCTTTAAGGTTCTTTCCCATCGTAGTCCTCCTATCGTAAAGAAAAAGGACTTAGCGGTATATCTTAATTATACCGCACAAGCCCTTTCCAGACATTACTAAATGATAGTGCAACCTTCTAAAAATTTTCTGAAGCGTCCTGCATGTATCAACTTGTTTCTCCCGTTCTGAATTGAGAATGTGCATCGCGGGTCTTTCAGCATTTCATAAATCTTATTGATTCCGATTCCGGTCATAGCAGACGCTTCTTCTGCGGACCATAACAACTTGTCTTTGATTTCAACGTAAATCGTTCTATCCATATCAGCCACCTAATACATCATGTGTTGTTTCTATGTATTCTTTGTAGGACTAAACAAAAGAAAAAATATCCATCTGTTCTGCCGTGTTGAAACTTACACGCTCTTTGAAATCAGCAGGAAGATTGTCCCATGTTTTCTGATTCGTATATAATCTCTCTTTTGCCCGTCCTACAGAGTAACCGTCTGCCAATACTGTCTTTTCAATGTCTGCCACCAGAATAAAGTCGTCAGGCATTTGATACTCAGATATGAATATGTTGTCCTGCTTTCGCGCCCATTCATGGAAACGTTCAGAATCAAACCCTTTGTACTTTCCGCAGTTTGTGTTTGAGTAAGGCGGATCACAATATATTACAGAGCCAGCAGGAATAACAATGTCTTGATAATCCCCCTCTAACGCCTGTAGCCCCTCTAACGCCTGTAGCCCCTCTAACGCCTGTAGCCTTTCCAAAACCTGCAGGCGCTCCGCGGCAATGTGGCGGGATATGTTCTGAATATCGCCCATCTTTTCAAGCGTCTTTAATCTCTCTGCGGTTT